CATGACAAAGGTAGTCATGTTTGGCTTTCTGAGCTTTCAACCAGACCTAGGTTGATGCACTGAGGGTAGCTCCCTCTTTGTGCTCAATTGTTTACCCGATTCGTCAGACTAGTCTTAATGACTTACTTACGGCGGATGACAATTGGACTCAGATAGTCTTTGAGTTGGAAGGGGGTAGCACCCCCTTCTTTCCTCAAGGTGCCCTTTGCAAAGGCACCGCGTACGCGCCCACGCAATGTGGGATGAGCTTTTCCTAGAGCTGCGGTCTAACCGCCTGTGCGTCTTCGGAGCGAAACTCCTGAATCCTTTCTAAACTCCCTTATTATGCCTTCCAAGTCAAGCGTGACACGCAACAGCGCTATAAATGCGCGTGGAGCTGTCTACCAATCGAAGTACAGAAATGTTTCTTCGAACTGGGTCTTGAAAAATGGCAAGCCGGATCTTAGTGCCCAAAACCCTCATTCGCTTCAAGCGGCTGAGGTTTCCAAGTACTATACCTATCCTGTATTCCTTAAGTCGAGTCCCACCGTACCACGGTGGGCACCCGATCCCGGTGATGCTAGCGATCAAATCGTTGGCGTCATGGTTGGAAGTGCAGCAGGTATTGATTGGCAACGGCTAGAGCAGATTGCTCTAGCGAAGTTTAAGGGAAAGTTGCGGAAAGGTAGCGCCTCTTTAGGCGTGACAGCTGCCTCTTGGAGGCAATCGCGCGATATGATAATCGCGCGGTCGTCTAACCTCGCTAAGAGGTTGGAACTTGCGGAGCGATCACTCAAGAAGGATAAAAAGAGACTTAGAGCTATCAAAAAACAGAAGGATCCGTTAGCCAGCTTTGTCCTTGAGACGAAGTTTGGTTGGCAGCCCCTGTTTGAAGATATCTTTAATGCTCTGGGGGTTGTCTGTTTAGACAACCTTCCTCCAACTTGGTTGAAAGGCGTACACAAGTCTGTTGTGAGCAAGGTTTCGGTGAATACCGCCTTTGACTCATCGACCAGTGAATCCATAACAGGAGTCACTCGGTCTACGGTGGCAGCCTCAGTGAAGGTTTCAAACCCTAATCTGTGGATGCTTAACCAGCTGGGTCTAATCAACCCTGGCGTTGTGATCTGGGATCTAATCCCATGGTCATTTGTCGTGAATATGTTTGTTAACGTTAATGCTATGATTAATCAGTTTACTGATGAAGTCGGCCTTGACATTTCCAAGCAGTCCGTGACTCACTCATCCCAGCTAAGGTATGAGGTGTCCCGTTGGTCTAAATCTGGTGTACATGGCCGTAGTGGAAGCACTATTGACATGCGGCACCGAGGACGTACCGTCGGGACTTTACCATCAGTTAAGTGGCAAGTTCGGGTGCCCGAGCTCAACTGGGAGTTAGCCGTAATAGCTAGCAGCCTCGTTGTGCAAAGGTTTCATCGAATAAACCGCTTAATTGGTTTCTAAACCCTTTCTAAATTGGAAAATTATCACCATGCCTCAAGCAACTGACCTCGTAATCAACAACGGCGCAGGCACCCCGGTCGCTAAGACCTTCACTCTGATGGCTCCGGCTGCAGGCGATAACTCGCTTGCCTCCTGGGCTCTCAAAGAGGGTACCATTTCGTCGGTGTTTCCCAAGATCACTGCCTTGGCCCGTCAGACGGGGAATCAAGCACGGCGTGTGCAGATCAAGCTGAAGGTGCCGTCGTCCTATACGGACACGGTTACCGGACTCACGAAAGTGGGTTCGGCCTTCGAAGCAGACATCTACGCCACCGTGCCTGACGATTTCCCGGAAGCACTGAAGAACGATGCGGTCGCGTTCACCAAGAACTTGGTGGCGCATGTCATCGCGCAAGCGATGATCCGTGACGCTCTTCCCGCAACTTGAGTTAGCTTAATACACTAACTCTTTCTGAAGGAACCAGCATGGACAACCTAGTTGTACGTGTCGTCGACGCACTATGCGAAGACGTAGGCACTCCCCGCGCACTAGCCGTGAGGCTTCTCGTGCGCGCAGGAGAGTGGGCTGAGCTCCAAGGGCTCAGATGTAGGCCTCAGGACTACATGGACGCGGAGTCGTACTGGAAGGACAATCTGGTAACAGATTTGCTCCGTAAGTGCGATCTCCCAACATCCGTGAACCGTGAGGCGGCAGCTGTTGCGACTTTTCATCTTTGCGAAAAGATGAACGCAACTACCAACGTTCGTTTGACCCGCTACATGCCGGAAACCCTCTATCTGGAGGATAACCGTGAAGTAGCCGTCCATGACTTCATCTGTCGTTGGCGTAAAGAAGTCGATCGAGTTTTGGGAAATCTGCCGGACCACCTAACACCGCGTTTTAGCGCGGGTGCCACGTTTGCTGATACCGGGGTTTACATAACAACACCGGACAAGATGTCCAGCGCTCCTACGATCTATACCGAGTCACAGTGTCTGCTCACGCAATGGGTGCAGACCTCCTGGTTTCGGTCGCTTGCGACCGACAGACCTTGGTATTCAGATCCCCGAGTGGTACGAGGGAATATCTTCTTTACGGTACCCAAAGACGGAACAAAATTCCGTGGGTGCTGCAAAGAGGCTAGCCTTCCGGTCTCATACCAGCTTGATGCTGGCAGAGTCATGAAGGCGAAACTCCTACGTATCGGTATCAATCTTCGGGAGGGACAGTCAATACACCGTGCGATTGCTCGCAGGGCCTCTATTGACGGTTCCGAAGCTACGATTGATATGAGCAATGCTAGCGACACGTTGTGTCGTGTCCTGCCAAAGCTTGTCTTGCGACAAGACTGGTGGGAATTGCTCAACTCTCTCCGCGCTCCAATGACGCGAGTGGCGGGTCGATGGCAC